GTTCGATATTTACGCTGGACGGCGGGGATTTCCAGAAGAACACCCAGCGGCTGCTGGGCTTCTCCTACGACGCGCCGGAAATGCGCTATCTCCGGGAGCTGTTTAAGGGGGCCAGGACGGCCAAGCTTTACCGCCCGGCCACCGGCACGAAGGCCACGGGCAGCCTTGGCGTAGTCACGGCCACGGCCAAATACGGCGGCAGCCGGGGGAACGCTATAAAAATCCTGATCGAGCAGGAGCTGGACGACGAGGACTTTTACCAGGTCACCACGATGATCGGCGAGACTAACACGGTCATGGACAGGCAATTCGTGGCCGACGCGGGCGAGCTTAAGGCCAACGACTTCGTGACCTTCGCCGGAACCGGCGAGCCCGACGAGACGGGGACGCTGGCGCTTGCCGGCGGCACGGACGCGGCGATCACCGGCAACGACCACAGCGACTTCATTGACAAGGCCGAGTCGGAGATGTGGACGACCATCTGCTACGCCGGGACTGACCTGGTGACAAAGGGCCTGTACGACGCTTACGTGAAGCGGCTCCGCGACGACGAGGGCTACAAGGTCACGCTGGTCTTGTACAACTACACACGCGCGGACTTCGAGGGCACCATCAGCGTGAAGAACGAGGCGCTGGGCCTGCTGAACGCGGACGCGGACAGCCAGGCGTGGGACGACCCGGGCGCGCTGGTCTACTGGGTCGCGGGCCAGACGGCGGGCGCGGAGATCAATCAGAGCCTGACCAACCGGATATACGACGGCGAGCTGTTAATCGACACGCAGTTCAAGAAGACCGACTTCGAGCTGGCGATAAGCAACGGCGAGCTGGCCTTCTACGGCGAAGTCCGCAACCCGTACCGGACGGCCACAAGCCAACAGGACGCCAACGCCAAGGGCGAGATCAAGGTGCTGCTGGATATCAACACCTTCACCAGCTTCACGCCGTACAAGAACAAGGATTTCGCCAACAACCAGATCATCAGGATACTCGACCAGATCGCCACGGACACCGCGCGGATCTTCGACGCCTATTATCTGGGCAAAGTCCAGAACGAGCCCGCCGGGCGCGACCTGTTCAAGGGCGAGCTGATCCACCACCGGGAGCTGCTTCAGGGCAAGCAGGCTATCACGAACTTCAACGCCGACGACATAGTCGTTTCCAAGGGCGAGGAAAAGGGCGACGTGGTCGTCACCGAGGCCGTCGAGCCAGTGGGGGCGATGGACAAACTCTATATGACGACCACCGTCATTTAAGCCGGGATTGGCTAAAATCAAGACTTGCGGATTTTCTGGTTTGAGGTGCTGAGGATTATTTATACCTACCTTATACCTACCGGGAAATTTGTCTTATTTAGGGAGGCTAGGACATGCCGAAAATCAACCAAACGGTCAGATCGCAAGATCTTGTTACCGGCGCGCTGGCCCGCTGTTTCGCCAATATAGACGGCAACAACGAGGATATGTTTTACGCGCGGAACGTTACGGCGACCGTTAAGAAAAAAAAGAAAGAGATACCCGTGCTGGGGCAAACCGGGACGAAACACAAGTCCGGCGGCTGGACGGGCACGGGCAAAATGTCGCTGTATTACGTCACCACGCTTTACCGGCGCATGATGCTCACATACGCGAAGGACGGCGTGGACACGTACTTCGACATGCTTGTCGAGAACGTAGACCCCACCAGCGACACTGGGCGGCAGTCCATCCTGCTCAAAAACGTGAACCTGGACTCCGTGGACATCACCAAGCTGGACATCACTGCGGAGGAACTCGAAGAGGATATCGATTTCACCTTCGACGATTTTGAGATCATGCAGGATTTCGACACTATCGTCGGAGAGTAAACGCGGGTATCGGCTGATGAAAAACACACAATGAAAATTATGGGAGGTTAATATGTCAGGACTTGAAGCATTTCTAAATCCATTTTCGGTGCAGGCAGAAAATATCAAGTGCGTCGTCAGCAAGCGGTTCAAGGACACGGAGGGAAAACCGGTGCCTTGGGAACTGCGGGCGCTGACGGAGGACGAGGTCGACGCGATAAGGAAATCCTGCACTACCCGCGAAAAGACAAAGACCGGCGGGTTCCAGGAAGTGACCGACAGCAACGCGGTGGCCGCGAAGATGCTCGTGGCCAGCGTCGTATTTCCCAACCTCAAAGACGCCGAGCTTCAGGCGGCATGGGGTGTGCGCGGGGCCGACGCGCTCGCGAGAAAGATACTGCTGGCCGGGGAATATACCAACCTACTTTTTAAAACGCAGGAAATAGCCGGATTCGACACGGATATCAACGAACTGGTGGACGACGCAAAAAACTGATCCAGGGGGGCGACAGCGAGGCGAACTACGCGCACTTCGCCCTCCAGCGGTTAAGGATATTCCCGGGCGAACTGCTGGCGCTTCCGCGCCGGGAGCGCGCTTTCTGCTACGCCAGCATATCGCTGAGGGCTAAACGGGAAAAAGAAGAAGCCGACAAGGTATAACGGGAAAAGCCGGGGGTGACGCCAAACCATGACGCTGCAGACCGCCCTGAATTTCAGGGACAACATGACCGAAAAGCTGCAAAAAATGCTGGACGGAATAAAGCTTGTCGGCGACGGCGGCAGGGAAATGGCCTCGGGCGTCACGGAAAGCTTTCAGCAGGCCGAGGCCGCCGCCGAGCGGTATTCCGGCGTGCTTGAAAATTTCACCGACATCGACCTTTCGGTGATCGACCCGCAGCAGCTCACCATGCTGGAAAACGCGGGGGAGAAGATACTCGCCATGAACCGGCTGTACGACAGCTCCCGCGCCAAGGTCGAGCAGATGGAAAGCGAGCACCAACGGCTCGTAAGCATGTACGGCACGGAAAACGACCGGGTTCAGAAACAGGAAAATGAGCTGTTAAAGGCCCAGCTTCAGCTTGCGAAAATGGGCGAGGCCAACGACAAGGTCTTTTTTGGCTTTGAGAAAAACCTGACCGCCGCCGAGGAGCTGGCCGATAAAATCCGGTCGGCCAGCGAAGCCGTGGAGACAGTCCCGCCCGTGCAGAACAAAATTTCCGACGCCGTGGAAAAGACTAAGGGCAAGGAAGACGAAGCCAGAAACGCGCAGAAAAACTTCAACGACCAGGTGGAACAGGGCGAAAAAAAGGCCCGTTCGCTGACGGACGCGGTCGGCGGTTATGTCAAGGCGTTCTTAGGCGTCGCGGCGGTCAAGAAAGGTTTCGAGGCCACTATCGGGGCCGCCGGCGAGCTGCAACAGAGCCTGACGATGATCCAGGGCATGATGGGCAACGCGGACGTGGGGTCGTACTACTTCAAGCAGCTTGAAGAATACGCTGGGCGTTCCGGCCAGAAAGTGGAAGACCTGGCGAACGTCACGCAGAGATTCATATCCACCACGAAAAACACGGACAGCCTCATGGGCCTGACGCAGGTCGCGGAAAAGCTCATGCTGAAGAATACGTCCCAGGGCATGGACGGCGCTTCCCGCGCGATAGAGCAAGCCTTCGCGGGCCAGTTCTCCGGCCTGCAGCGGACGTTCATGCTGTCGCCGTCGCAGCTTCAGCCGATCAAGGACGCCATCGCCGAAGGGAACATGCAGGGCGTGCTCGACGCGTTCAATTCGTCACTGGCCACATCCGGCATAACGGACGAGGTGGTGGACGCGTACCGGAAAACCGCGCCGCAGCAGTTCTCAACGATGATAAACGGCTTCAAGGAAAAGCTGGCCATGGCCAGCGCGCCGGCGCTGGAGAGCGTGTCCGCGCTGGTGGGCCGGATCAACACCTGGCTCCAGTCCGACAGCGCGACGACGTTTTTCACCGTAATCGGCAACGGCGTGAGCATGATCGTGAACGGCGTCACCTGGATCGCGGACATGGTGCAGTCGAACTGGGGGATCGTCCAGCCCATACTGATAGCCGCCGGCGTCGCCCTGGCGGTCATGGCCGCCGTTTCGATCGGGGGCGCTATCGCGTCGGCGGCGGCGTGGATGCTGGCCAACTGGCCGCTGCTCCTTATCATCGCGATCATCGCGCTTGTCGTGATCGGCTTCGTAAAATTCCGGGACACCGCCGAAAACGTCATGGGCGCGATAGTCGGCGGCGTGTTCTGGCTGGGCGCGGTATTTCAGAATACCGGCCTGGGCATCGCCAACGGCGCGCTGGCGGTGGCCGAATTCTTCGCAAACAGCTTTAACACCGCCGTGTTCAAGGTACAGGGATTCTTCAACCTCTTAAAGACCGGCGTGCTGACCGTTGTGGCCGGGATCGTCGAGGGCGTGGAGGGCATGGTCAACTTCGTGCTGGGCGGCCTCAGCGATATTATCAACTCCGCCGTCAGCGGCATAAACAGCTTCATCGGCCTGCTGAACCATATCCCCGGCGTGCATATAGACACCTTAGGCACAGTCGACCTGACGGTCAAGAGCGATTGGTCGGCGGGGATAAAGGATCAAATCGCGGCGATACAGGCTAACGCGCCCACAGCGCCGGAGAAAGTGCAGCTGGAAAGATACCAGTACACAGACCTGGGCGACGCATACCAGAGGGGCTTCGACGTGGGCCACAGCGCGGGCGAGGCCATCGGAAACGGCCTGGACGCCATCGCCGGCAAGCTCACCGGCGTCGCGGACATGGTAAAAGGCGGAGCGGGGGCCGATCTCGGAACCGGCTTCCTGGACGACTTCAACCAGCAAAACGCCGACAACCTGGGCGGCATCAAGAACGACACCGGAAATATCTCAAAGAGCGTGGACATCTCCAACGAGGATTTGAAGTACCTCCGCGACATCGCGGAGCGGGATGTGATAAACAAGTTCACCACGCAGACCGCCGCGCCGAACCTGTATGTAACATTCGGTGACGTGCGGGAAACCGCCGACGTTGACCAGATTTACGGCAGGCTGACCGAGATAGTCACCGACGAGCTTGCGTACATGGCCGAGGGGGTGCATCCCTGATGTATTCTTTTTTCATCGTGCCTTTCGGCGGCGATCCGGTAAAGCTTCCCCTGGCCCCGGCGCAATTCCTGACCAAGGTGCCGGGGAAGAACAAGCTGGTCGACCTGATCGCCACCGGCGAGTTCAACATTCTGAAGGACGTGGGCCTTCGCGACCTCAGCATGAAGGTGCTGCTGCCGAAGGACGACGCGCTGTTGGACGACAAGGACAGTTTCCAGCCGCCGATATTCTTCCTCAACATGTTCCGGCGGTGCAAAACGGACAAGAAGCCCGTGCGGCTGATAATCACGCGCACGCTCCAGAACGGCGAGGAACTTTTCGCGGGCAACAGCCTGATTTCCGTGGAGGACTACCAGGTCGAGGAAAACGCCGGGGAAGAGGGCGACTTCTGGGTAGACCTGAAATTGAAGGAATACATAGAGATAGTCGCCATCATCCAGGAAGTTCAGGGCACGGACGCCAGCGGGGCGGTCACGGTCACGGAGACGGAGCAGCGCCCAGCAAAGGACGCCGCCGCCGCGTACACGGTGCGGCCCGGAGACAGCCTGTGGGCGATAGCCCAGAGGGAACTGGGAGACGGCAGCCGGTACAATGAAATCGCGGAATTGAACGGAATAAAAGACCCTAACCAAATTTACCCGGGGCAGTCGTTAAAGCTGCCGTGACCGTGGAAAGACAGGGCGGCCTGACGCCGCCCCTACAGGCCCGTAGGGGCGCGCGTTCGTTTAAAGGTGGTATAAATGGACTTTAAACTCGTTATAAACGGCCAGGGAACCACCTGCGACGCCACGCGGCTTATTGAGGGCACAATGAAGCTGACCAGCGAGAGGCGCGGCAGCCCCGCGAAGTTGGAGTTCAGCGTCATGCGTCACGAGGGCCTGGCCTTCTACGAAGGTAACCAGGTGGCGCTGACGGTGAAAGGCGTGCCCATGTTCTGCGGGTACGTGTTCAAGAAAAAACGCAAAAAAGACCAGTTGATCCAGGTGACGGCCTACGACCAGTTACGATACCTGAAAAACAAGGACACGCTGGTTTATGAAAACAAGACGGCCTCGCAGGTCATAACCATGCTGGCCGCCGACTACAAGCTGAAAACCGGCCCCATCGCGGACACGGGGTATGTGATCCCCTGCCGCTCCGAGGACATGCAGACCCTCATGGACATCATGTACAATGCCCTGGACTTGACGCTGATCAACGCCGGCGAGCTGTACGTGCTATACGACGACTTCGGGGCGCTGACGCTGAAAAATATCAGGGATATGCGCCTAAACGTGGTGATCAGCTCCCGCTATAAGATGATCGACTTCGACTACGCCACGGATATCGACCAGGACACGGCCAACCGCGTCAAGCTGGTCAAGGACAACAACGACACCGGCAGGCGCGAAGCTTATATCGAGATG